CTCCTGCTTAATACCAAGCTGTAGCAGCAAGTGGTGTTGTGTTAAATATAACACTAGGCACTTGTCTAAAACTGGTTGCTGTTATGTCTGGTCCTGCCGAAACATATATCGCGGTTAACTGAGTGTTAGTATTTAAACTAGACATCATTAATCTAATATGAACACGATCTAATCTATCATCATTACAATATGATGAAATAAATTTCTTCGGTTGATAATAAGGAAGCAGAAACTCCGCCCCACGATGAGACCCAGTGAAAGTCATCGGCGCAAGTGTACTTACATAGGAAACTAAATCATTAGTTAAACACAATGTTCGCGACATACCTGCCCAAGCTTGATCACGAGGCAACAGCTTGTATCTCTCGCTACCTGAAACCCCATAAAACAAACCTCTGTAGTAACCTATCCATGTCCAAACTGGAAGAACGGATGTGTAAACTGCACTGGCTTGTCCTGGTAATAGGAAATAATTCGGAAAATGTGAAGTAACTGTAATGTTAGTTCCTATAGTAGACGAGCGATTAATTTGTGAGGGTTTTTGCATCAGCCCTCGAACTGAATTTATTGATTCACCCCACAATAATTCAGCACCTGGATAAGTGTTGGGGGTTGGAACCAAAGGTTCCGGAGATTCATTGGTTACCAGGATATCATCACCGATAGCTCCCGATTGAAGCACCATTTTACTTTGCAAAGCTACTTGTGTTCTAATCACATAGGATGCAATTGTTGATGCACCAAACGAAACTAAATCACGTGGTAACGCAAAATCCATATCAGGATTAGCTCTAGCATAAACAAAAATCTTAGTATTAGAAGTCGAACTTTGAGCCAATAAGGGATTAATAACCTTAATTGACAAAAAGCCATTAGCTGCACCCTCGGGTAAAATAGCCATACTCTTAGTCATAAGACGATTCTCCAAATAAGGTTCATCTCTTGCATATCCAATACTCAAAACCACTTCACTTTCACTGGTGATATCAACAATCCGATTTAAACTACGATTGGTAACATCAACAGCTGGATTAGCACCTATAGGTACCCAGATCAACTGAACAGTACCACGATGAGTCTTACTAACTGGAATGATTATTCGATACTCCATTGTCCCTCGCCAAAAGGAGAACGGAAGACCGACATAACCAGCAGTTGTAAAGTGAATTCCTTCAAACCCTGTGCCTGAAAAAGCACGACCAAAACTAGGAGTAACTGGAACTGATCCAATAATGGTATCAGAAGCCATTAGAGTCGTCCAATCAAAAGAATCGACTAATGTCCACCTTGGATACAAATCTGCGGTAGCCATGCAATCTTCGGATTGAAATCCTCGAGCAGCTGGATCAATAGTTACAGCATTATTCATCGAAAGGGCTGCAATCTCACTCGGATCTGGTCCATCTAATCTGGCAACATTGGTAACGGAACGATTAACAACTGCTATTGGTACACTCTCATTAGAATCTCGAGTAAAACCGAAATAATCTAAAATAGATTGTGCTCCTCTAGCAACAACCGCAGCCGGACCAGCAAATGCTCCAATAACAGGAAGCTTAGACGCAGCTTCAGCAAATTCCGCTACTTTTCCAACCAAAGCCGAACCCTTTCCTTCTCCAATAGAAGCATGAATAGAGGGCGCTAAAGTCTTTAACGCTTTATTTGCAATTAACTTCCTAGCTTGAAAGACCGGGACAGTCAACTCGTAATCTTGAATTAAGTTGATATATATTTTAATATAACCAGTTGTAACTCCATTGGGTATGGAGGTTCCAATCGGTTTAAGACAATGTATATAAACTTTCCACATAGCAGCCAACTCAGCACTACCTAATGGAAGCGCATCTCGATCAGCCATCCAAGGGAGCTGCATACAGAAACTTGTAGACTTGGCAACATCTAAATATGCCGAGTGATCCGTTTGCAACGAATTTTCAACTAGTAAGTCTGCTGAGACTACTCCACCACCACCTGTATAAGTTAGGTGTGGTAATGCAGCAACAGTATAACCACCTAAAGCTAACGGCGGAGTAATAAATACCCCTGTAACTTGGATGGTTCCTCGAATTAAAGAGTAATCCTTAAGCTTACGATCATTAAAAACATTCGCTTGGAGTAAAACCCATGGTTGAAAAGAGGTAACCAAACCCAATGACACATCAGTTTCACTTATTGTAACTGCAACTCCTTGGAAGGCACGCTGCAAACAATCATTTAAATCTGTTTGTGGAAAAGTTTGGAAATTTTGGACAGTTTGAATCTCCTCAGCACTCACTGAAGAAATATCTAAAACCCCTGCACCGTGGGTTATTTGTTCGTCTGTTACGACATTTGCTCCAGAACTGGTAGCATTAACTAATTTGATTGAACTCATTTGATAAGAAATTGTATAATTTGATATTGAGACTGGATTAACAACTGGTCGAGTAGACCAAGGTTGAAAGTCCCCTTTCAGGAACTCGTCTCTCCAATAATCATAATCCTTCATCACAAGATAAGGATTATCGCCTAATTGATATTTATCAACTAGGGCTTTTAAAATAATAGTTAATTTTGAAAATTCCTCTCTTCCATGGTAAAACATTTCCTTCAACGCTTCAGTAATAACTGTAGCTGCATGGTCATGTAACCCTAGAATCGATTCTTTCTTCATTAACAACATTCTGGCAATCGTCTTTTTGTCAATTGGTGGTTTATAACTTTGTAAATCTTCATCCCAAATAATGTCTCTTTTCAGAAACTGAATTCTAGAGGACTTAGTCATAACACCACTTTTATTAGCATCTTTCATTTCGATACCAACCAACTCCTTCCATTGCTGACAGTAGTTCGTTGGTGGCGGAATTCGCATAGCTTTGATATTATCATCGCCATACGTCATCAACGCTACATTGGATCTAAAATCAGCTAATAAATCTAGAGGATGAATCGGAGATTCATAAAAACCACTCCACCATTGTTTAACCTTAAGTAAATCCCCTCTATAGGGGTTATTCTTATAGTAAACCATTCGTTCACCAATTGAAATTAAAATTCCATTAAACTCTACAGTAGCATCATTACCTGATGGATTATGAAAGACTTGAAATAAATCTCCTTTAACATAATGCATCATATACTTATTTGCTAAGACTAATCGACGATTAATGTCTGCATCAACACCAATCGCAGTTGACATTGCATACACAACCTTAGCAACAACTTCAAATGCAGAACCATTCCACGATTTGTCCATTGCCGTTGCATCTCCATCATAAATTTCATCTAAATTCGGGGACACAGCTTGTAAAAACTTTGGAACACGTGAACATTCCTTTGAGGTCATATTAATCCCAACAGCACTTTCAAAGAACTCTGGATTTGACCGCATAAATGACTTCCAAACTCCATGTCTCTTCATAAGAAAATTAAAAGATCCAGGGAGTGAATTAAAAATACGCGGATGTTTTCCTCTATCATGTGGATTCGGGGCCGCCGCCGGTTTAACAGCTTCGTCCTTCTGACTCCAAATGGAGAGAACACCGGGAATACCACCAGAGGCTAATACCGAATCAAGGCAATCATATAGCTCCCAGACTTCCGGGGCCATGATTGAACCTTCTTCACGATCAAGTTTAACGTAGTGATACTTCGCTTTATTAAAGGGTGGACCCATTGAAGTTTTGATATTAATCGCATTGACATATGAACCCGTTATACCTGTAAGCATCTGCTCTTCAGTAAGTCGAGCATAACCATCGCATAATAAACCAGTTATACCATTTAAATAATCATAAACAGCCAACATGGCGAGCTCTTCATCAAAAACAACCTCATTTTGGGATTT